TCTGAGTAGAGGTCCGCCCAACGCGTCGCCTGCTGCGCCAGGTCCGCCATCGCCTTGCCTTGCGCTCGGCCGAGCACGATTTGGGAGTCGGTGACGTTCTTCTGGGCAGCGGCGATGTCCGTTTGCAGATCGTCCATCCGCTTCTTGGCCGCCTGGAGCTGATCAAGCTGATCCTGCAACACGCCGATGTCATGCGCGGCTGTCGTGTTCTTGGTATCCCCGACGAGCAGCTTCTTCGTCGAGATGCTCTTCTGAAGCTCACCAATGCGGTCGGTTCCGCCGAGATCGGCGAACTGCTTCGTCGCCTTGTCGAGTTCGCCCTGCAATCTGGCGACGTTCGCCTGCGCGTTGGCGACGGCCTGCACCTGCGCCGCTGCCTCGGACTTGAGCAGGCGGTCGAGCTCCTCATGCTGCCGCCGCACGGCGTCGATCACGCCTTCGATCGATGCCTTCCACTGATCCTGCGCCTGTGCATTGACCTTCGCCTGCTCCGCCTCCTTGCGCATCTTCTCGACCGCTTTGTCGACCGCATCGTTCTGGTCGAAGAGCTTGCCGACGAGCGTGCCGATGACCGGGATGAGCGCGAGTACGGCGAACAGCACAGTGCCGCCGCCGCCCGACATGAACCGCGCCAGCTTGCCGGCTTGACCGCCAGCGGCGGACATGACGAACGCCAGCTGTGACGCCTGCTGACTGAAGGCTACCAGGGGGCTGGTGCCGGCGCCGATTTGGATGAAGAAATCTTGTACTTGTTGCCCTGCCTGCAACGTGGCGAAGCGCGTTGCGCGCATCGAGGACTGAAGGTTGAGCTGATCCTTGTTGAGTCCAGACACGGCGCCGGCGACACGGCCCTGGGTCGCGGCGAGCTCGGCGAGGCGGGTTGCTTCCTGGTCGGCCGCGGTGGCGCTCGCGCGCAGCTGCGCCGCATAGGCGCGGTCCGTCGCCGTCGCGCCGGTCTCGGCGGCGGCGACCTTCTCGGCCGCGAGCGCGAGCGTGTTGAGCGCCGTGGCGTGCGTGCGCGCCGCCGCGGCGGACTGAAGCGTGGAAGTTGGATCGAAGCTCGGGGCCTGGATGAAGGTGCGGCCAGCGACCATCTTGGCCTGTGCAGCGGCGCGCTGCTCCTCAAGCGCGACTAGGCTATTCTCCTTCGCGATGATGTCCGCGATGGCCTGCGTCTCGGCGGCACGGCGCGCGCGGATCGCGGCGAGCGAAGCATCGAACTCCTGCTGGATCGCCTGCATGCGCTGCGTATGCGAGCGCTGCCGCTGCGCATCGAGCGAAGCCTCGGACGACGCCTGCTCGTTGATCATCCGCTGCAGCGGCGAGCTCTTGAGGTTCGTCAGCCCGCCGGCAATGCCGAGCGGGTCGGTGACGCGCTGCGACTGCAGCTTGCCGATGCGACCCATCTCGCGCTCAAGGTCGTCGATCGCCTTGCGCGTCTTGGAGAAGTCGAAGCCCTGGTCCGCCTGCTCCGCGGCCTGGTTGAATGAGCGCCCGATGCGCTGCGCCGATGATGTAAGGAAGTCCTCGAACTTGCGGACCTCGGCAGTGACGGTCCCATCGACCTGCGCCTTCAGGAAGACCGGGAACTGGTTCGGATTGCCGTAACCCACTGCCTCCCCTTCCTCCCAAAGAAAAAGCCGCCCGGTTGCCCGAGCGGCGGTTGCCTAGACGGTGTGAATCACTTCCGAGGAAATCGGACTATTTCTTCACCTTGTCAGATACTTAGGCCGTGAATCGCCGACAGAGGAAATCGGCCACTAGAGGCCGCTGCTCTCCTGCGTCGGTATCGGCTCATAGACGAGCCAGCAGCCGCCGATCGGCTGCAACGTCACCATGTTCCCTGCACCGCCGTCGCGCCAGCGCCGGACGCCCATCGGTGCGATCGCCTCGGGCGCGCCATAGACCCGCCGGAGCTCGCCCTCGAGCGCGGGGCACTTGCCCTCGTCCTTGAGCAGCAGCCTGACCTCGGCGAGGCCGTTGCTGCGACGGTCGAACAGCATCGCAACCGAGAAGTCGAAGCCCATTGCACGGTGCGTCGTCACCAGCCGCGATTGCAGCGCCGCCGTGTCCAGTCGCGCGTCTGCATAGGCGGCGGTGCGCACCGGCGCGGCGGCCTGCACCTGCTCCGGCGTCATGCCCCATTGCGCCCACTGCCAGCCGCCAAGGGCCGGCGTGGAAACGAACAGCGTCAGCGCGACTGCGTTAACCCAGCGCATACCGCGTTCATATCACCTGAGCGCCTGCTCCCACAAGCGCGGGATCCTGCCCTGCCACCGCTGCGCGATCTGCAGCGGGTCGATCCGCTTCGTCCGCTTCGTCTGCCGGATCAGCACGAAGGCGACGATGCCGACATGCTGGCGGCCAGCACGGACCTTGCCGCTCTTGGGCAACCGCCGTGCCGAGCCGGAACGGTAGGGCGAGGTCGTGACGCTTTCCGCGATCAGGTAGGCGACGTTGGCGCGGTGGGTCTGCACGAAGCGCAGCGGCCCGATGCGGTTCTCGTAGCCGGCCTCGACGTAGCGCTGCGGCGTCATGCGGTAGCGTCCGACCAGCCGCGGGATCTCGTTCGTGGCAATCGCGAGCCAGCGGCCGTTCTTCGGCACGATCTGCGCGCCCTCGGTGTAGGCGTCCAGCGCTCCCTTGGTGCGCTCGCTCCTGACATGGGCATAAACGATGCCGCTGACGCTGAAGCCGCCGTTGCCGGTGATCTTCACCCTGCCCTTCTTCAGGTCCGACGTCTGCTTGATCGCGTTCGCAAGGCCGCCGAGCCGCTGCCCGCGCATCGCCGAGCGGATGTCGGCCTGGGCACCGATGGATGCGCGGTCGGTCGCGACCTGCGCGCCCTTCGCCATCCGCGCCAGCATGTCGCGGCGGAACGGCCCGAGCGAGATGCCGGTGCCGTAGCTGAGGCTCAGGCGCGGCATCATCGTTTCGGCTCCTCCAGCTTGTCCCAGCGGCGCACCTCGGCGCCGATGAGACCGAATGCCCTCACCAGCCGCACGGGCTGATCAAGGTAAGGACCGCCGTCCGGCCATTGCACCTTGCCGAGCCCGTCGCGGCACTGATACCAGAGGACGACTAGCTCGCGGAAATGCTCGGGGACGGCGTCTCTGGGGTTTTGGTCTTCCGCGAACTCGAACGTCCGCGGCTGCCCCCTGATCTCCGCTTCGATGCGCCATCCCGACGGTTGCTCGCCTTCGAACCATTCCGGGTGGCGGACGATCGGGACGGCGCAGACGAGTTTTTTTCCGCATCCTCGTCGAGCAGCATCAGGTGGAAGGCGTGGGTGCAGAGCTGGATGAAGCCGAGGCCCGCGGTCACGCCCTCGACATTGTCCTCGACCGCCTGCTGCTCGATCTTGAGCAGGTCGCGGCCGAGCAGGTCGAGCGTTGCCGTCGGCACGATGCCGGCCTCGCGGCGGAACTGCGTCGGCATGTTCGTCCAGCCGACCAGGAACATGCCGAGCGCCACCATCGGAGCCTCTTCGGCAAAGCGGCGGTTGTCTGCGTCCATGCGGCGCAGCATCGGCGACACGTCCATGCAGCGCATGGTCAGCTCAGCCGCGGCCTCGCGCTCATCGTCGCTGACGTCGAGCTTCTGGTCGATGCGCTCGAAGATATCGAGCAGGCGCGCGCTCTCGGTCTTGAAGGTTTCCTCCGACCATTCGCGCTGCAGAGTCGCAAGGATTTCCGCACGAATGATCTCGTCGGGGAACTGCCTGAGGCCTTCGGATGTGAGGAGGTGGCCGTAGCGCTTGCGATCGCGCTCGGTTGCGGCGCGGAAGCGGAATCTCGGCGTGGGGACGATGTTCTCGAGGGTCGGCGGGGTGAACTCGTGCACCTCGTCGCCCGAGAAGGGGACGGTTGAAGTCATGGCCGGCTTTGCCTTTGCTTCGGTGGGGAACGAAGGGCGGCGGCGTTGCACCGCCGCCCTAGCTAGGACGATCAGTAGTACGGGAAGGTGAGCGCGATGCCGTAGTCGGAATCGTCGATCAGCATCTCGCCGGTCATGTTGACCAGCGGCCCGCCGTTGTCGGGCGACGGGAAGTTGAAGCGCGCGTTCGGCACCAGGGCGCCGATGTAATTGCCCGATGCAAGGCCGTACATCGCCATGATCGAGTGATATTCCTGCGCGTTCGCCTTGCCGATGAAGTCGAAGGTCGCCTTGCTGACATGGTTGAGGTTGAACTCGGCGCGACGGGTCGTCTCGACCAGCACGGCAGCTTCGTTGCCGGTGACCTTGTTCGGGTTGGGCGCGTAGGCGACCTGGGCCCCGAAGTCGATGTTCACCGACGTGCCGCCGAGCGCGGTGTTGCCGATCCACAGCTTGCCGTTCTTGAACGGCGGCACCGCGATCGAGGTGTCCGGCGTCGGGCAGGTGTCGTCGGCGTCCTGGTAGAGGTCGCCGGTGAGCGTGAACTCGAGGCTCGGATACTCGGTGTTGTCGCGGCTGAACGTCGGCAGGTTGATGCGGAACGACGAGATCGACAGGCCGACACCGTCATAGCGCTTCGAACCGATCCAGCACGACGCCGACAGCGAGGGCGGCTCGTCCGAGGACAGGATATAAGCGAGCTGCGGCGGGATCAGGTAATTGCCGGTGTAGGCCGCGCCGGCGGTCTGCGCGATCGAGGCGAGCTTGCCGGTGCCGACATAGTCCTTGATCATCGCGAGGCTCGCGGCCTGCCCGATCGTGCCGAGGCTCGCGAGCTCGATGGCGAGGCCGGTGTAGAGGTCGTCCGTCGCGGTAGCGCCCGTGCCGAGTGCGGCGATGCTCGTGGTGTTGCCCGACCCACCGAGCGCCTCGGCGCCGCCCGAAGGAACGGACGCGTCGAGGATCGTCTCTGCGAAGCCTGCGGCGCGCAGGATGCGGCCCGCGACATACGCATCGGCTGTCGGCGGCGATGAACCGCCGGGGCCGCGCAGGAGACAGCGGCCGCTGACCTCGAAGGTCGCGCCGCCGACCTTTGCGCCGGGCTTGTGAATCGAGCCGGTGAACTCATTCACGTCGCTCGTCAGGCCGGCGATGTTGGGCCTCAGATCGGCGACGGTGAGGAGGTCGTCGGGCGCCGACGGCGCCACGAAGGTGCCGGGCGTGACCTCGAGCGCAAGGCCGAGGACGGTATTGGCGGAACGGTCGGGCATCGCGAGGATCCTTTCTGGTTAATCTGGCGTGCTGGCGGCAGCGGCTATTTGTCGTCGTCGGCAGCGGGTACGACCGGCGCGGCGAGCGCGACCTTGTCCACAGCGGCTTCGCCGGCGTCGGGCTCGGCGGCCTTGCGCTGGTGGCTCAGCGCCTTGTCGAAGACGTCGTCCTTGCCCGCCCTGGCGTTGGCATGGACCTTGGAGAAATCGATCGACGCGTTCGGCAGCTTGCCGACCTTCTCGGTGTGCTTGGTCATGTGAACCTCTCTGGTTTGAAAGTCAGGCGAACGGGATGATGGTCGTCCAGTCGCCGAGCGGAGTCAGGAACTTGACCTTGAAGGTCAGGATCGCGACCCCGGCATCGGGGACGTCGTCGGCGTTGGCGGTGACGCTGAGGAAGACGAACTCGAACACCTTGCCGCCGAGCGACCAGTTGTCCTCCGCCAGCAGCGGCACCGTGGCGGCGATCATGTTGCTGAGCTGGGTGTTCAGATTGTCGCTGCTGTCGGCGTCGGCGTAATGGTCGATGTCGAACGTCGCCTCGTGCAGCTGGCTGCTGAGGCCCTGCTCCATATATTCGTCGAGCACGACGTCGGTGCAGCGGATGACCTTCGCCGGCCGCTCGCTCTCCTGGATCGGCTCGGCATCGTCGCGGTCGGCGAAGATGTTGGCGTCTTCCGCGGCCTCGAGCTGCGCCTTGATCGCACTGGTGATCTGGATGAGCGCGGCGTCAGGCATCGCGCACCTGCGACAGCGTGACCCGCCAGGTGTTGCCGCCCTCGCCTTCCTCGACGTCGGCGGGCTTGAACGTCACGCCGGCAACGATCGCAATGGAGATGCGGTCGTCTTCCTTGTTCACGGCCGCGACCTTCGCCTTGGGCACCTCGACGACGCGGCGCCGCGCGCGTCCGGCCGAGCCGGAGGCGTGCAGAAGCGCGTTCTCGAACTCCACCCACGCGTTGAACGTCAGCGGCTCCCCGCCGGCGGGCGTGTAGGTGATCTCGTCGCCGAGCGTGTCATTGACGACCGTCTCGAGCGCGGCCGTCGCGTCGCGAAGGCGCGTCATTCAACCGGCGCGTCGCTCTGGATCGCGGGCTTCTTCGCGCGGCTCGGGCGCTTCGCCGGCGCTGGCGCGGAGCCGGATGCCTTGATCTCGGCCAGCTTCTCACGGATGCCGGCCGCGTCGAGCCGCGGCGACGGGTTCTTGCCGACCACGGCCTTGTAATCGGCGCGGGCGGCCGCGAGCGCGGGGTTGGCGGGGGTCCTCGCCTTGGAGCGGCCCTTGGCCTTGGGCTTCGCTGCGGCCTTCGTGCTCGCCTCACCGATGCGCGATGGCGGGGTCGTCTCGCGCGGCGGAGCCGCTGCGGCCGCGGGGCGCGCGGCGCGCTCGGCGCGGCGCTGGGCGCGCGCCATGAGGCGCTTCTCGATGCGGCTCTTCGGCCGTGCGGCGTCCATGCCCTCTTCCTCGGCGGCATCGCCGTCCTTGTAGTCGACGAAGCCGCGTTCACGGCGCACCCTGGCGTAGCGCAGGGGGAGCTCGACCACGGCATTCAAGTTGCCGACGACCATGCCGGTGCCGGGCACATATTCGGTGAAGGGGCTGAGAACCTTGCAAGCGACCATGGCTTTTTGTCCTGAAGGCTGATGAAGAAAACGGCCCGCCCGGCGCTGGGCTGGGCGGGCCGCGGATGCGTTGCCTGACGCGCGCTTACGCGCCGACGGTGGCCCTGAGGACCAGGTCCGGCCGCGTGTTCAGGAACAGGTGGTAGGCGTAGATTTCGGGCTGCACCCACATATCGCGCTGCTCGTCGCGGACGATCAGCGGATAGACGTCGACGCCGATGCGGTTGACCTGCCCGAACGCCTCGCCGGGGCCCATGACCTTGCGGAACATCCCCGGCACGCCGACGGGGAAGATCACCGCGTCGTCGGTGTCGATCGCGATAGTGTCGTTGTCGTCCGACCCCTGGTAGTTGAGCCAGTCGACGCCGCCGTAGCGGAACGTCGAGAAGGCCGCGCCTTCGCCGTTGTTGCCGCGCAGCTCCTGCGCGGCGTTCCACTGCAGATAGGTCTCGCGGACCTCGGGGTTGGCGACGAGCGAGTCGAAGAACGTGTCGCCGGCGAGGCCGATGACGCGGCGGATCGCCGTTCCCGCACCCGCCGCGCGGATCAGCGGGCGGCTGATCTGGCTGACAATGCGCGTTCGCAGGTCGCCGTCGGCAAGCGTGGTGAGGTCCATGTCGATCTCTGCGGGCGTGGAGATGTCCCACTCGTCGTAGAAATCGTAGATGGTCGAGCCGTCGGCATCGAGCAGCAGGCCCTGGATGGCGCCGAGCATGAAGAACTCGTCGGTGTAGGTGACGTCCTGCTTCAGCTGCTGCTGCTTCTCCGCGACGATGCGGACCGCGAGGTCGACGTCGGTCTCGCCGGGATCCGGCACGACGTTCTGCAGCTCGGCCGCGAAGAGCTTGTCGCCCTTGGCGATGCGCGGGATGTTGAAGTTGCGGACGTTGCGGTCGCGCGGCTCGGCCATCTTGATCGGCGCGCCGCGGGGGGTCGTCTCGATGAGGTCGAGGCGGCCTTCCTTCAGCCCGATGCCGACGGAGGTGGTGCTGACGCCGCGGGCTTCGAAGATGCCGAGCGAGCCGAGGACGCCTGGCAGAGTAGGCATTTTGTTGACCGGCTCGAGCATGGTCGTGACGGCGAACGCGTCATTGTTGAAGATGTCGAGGGTGATCATGGTAGTGCTGTCCCTTCTGTGGGAGTGAGGATCGCCCGGCTTTGGCGAGTTCGAGGTTGGTGACGGTCAGGCCGTCAGGACGATCATCCCCTTGGCCTTGAGCTGCTCGCGCGCCGCGGCCTTCTGGTTGTCGGTCGCACCCGTCTTGTAGGTCAGGTACGGATCGCTGATCGTGGCGGGGCCGCGCTTGGTGACGACGATCGGCTTGTCGGCCGCCGTCGCGTCGACCTTGTCGTAGAGGATGGCTGCGGCGACCTCGCGGCCGTCGTTGCCCGCGGGATCCCACGGCGCATACTTCGTGCTCGAGGCGTAGCTGACGCTGACGCTGAAGCCGTCGCCGGCGACGAAGTCAGTCGCGCCGTCGGCGAGCGTGAAGTTGATCGCGCCGTTGTAGGCGACGCCCACCGTGCCGGTGCCGTCCTCGGTGCCGTCGGGGTTCTCGACGCGGAACGTGCCGCCGTTCGTGGCGGGCTCGATGATGGTCAGCTTGTAGGTGCCGCTCGGTGCACCCGCATCGGCGGTGACCGTGCCGATCGCGCCGTTGCCGGTGTTGCCCGACTTGGCCGTCGCGGTGACGGTCTGCGTGCCGCTCTCGATCTCGCCGAGCACCGTGCCGGCGTCGACGACGCCCGACCCGCTGATCAGGACCGCTTCCTCGTTGATGAGGTTGAGCGCGGCGCTCTCGCCTAGGTAGCAGCCGGCGTGCTTGTGGCTGGAAGTGATGACAGTCATGGCAGAAATCCCTTCGCTTCGAGGAATATGAGGTTGGAGGGCCGCGAGGGCCGGTGGATCACTTGTTCTCGGGCTTGTCCCAGCCGAGCTTCTTGCCGGCCTTGGCCCACGGACTCGCCGCGGGGGCTGGCTCACCGCCGCCCGGCGCGAGCGCTGGTGCCTGCCCCGCTTCGGCGCGTAGGTTGGCGAGCATCGCATCGCCGGCGCTGCCCTTCGGCAGCTTGCCGAGCATCTTGATCGTCTTGTCGGCCGACAGGCCGTCGGTCATCAGCTCGACTGCGGCCTGCTCGCGCCCGGCGACGAGCAGCTCGCCCTCCGTGCCGTCGGCAGCCTTGGCGCGGGCGCTGAAGACCGCCGCATAGGCCATGTCGCGCGCGGTGGCGCCGGCATTGAAAATCTCGCGCTGCTCGGCGGTGAGGTTGAGCGGTTCGCCCTCCTGCGCGTTCGCGGGCGGCGTCGGCGCTTCTGCCGCAGGCGCGGGCGCTGCGGGCGGCTCGGCTGCGGCGGGAGCCGGTGCTGGTGCTGCGGCTGCAGGCTTCTGCTCCTCGCCCGGCAGTTCGTCTTCATCGTCGTCGTTCGGGGCGACGGGCGCAGGACTGCCTTCGTCGTCCTCGACGGCGACCTGGCGAGCGGTCGCGGCGAGCGCAGCGGCGGACGCGCCGCCGAACAGGCGGTTGAGTTTCATTTCAATCTCCTCTGGTAATTGGAGGGTGTGAGAATTCGGGAGCGGCCGTGCTGCGCGCTAGCTACAGCGCAGAGAGAGCCGGCAGGTCGGCGTCGGCGACGACATCGTAAAAAGCGAAGGAGCGCATCCGCTCGTCAGCAGAACCGCTCAAATTGAGTATGATCTCGGCCATCGATGGGTCTAGGCCGGGTCCTGCGACCGTGATGGCTGGCGACCCGTTGAGGCTTGCACTTACATGGTCAGAAGCAACCACTATCGCCAATCTGCTAGACTGGCCGAGTGGGGGGTAAATCGTGTCGTCCAGAACTTCGTTAAAGTTCTTGTCACTGACTTTGGTCCTGTGAGATGGGCCGTCGTTGCTTGTCCCGCCGCCAGACTGAAAATTGAATCCGTCATCTGCGGCATACATGCTAACTGCTATGTTAGCATTCGCGTAAAGATCGATGGTAATGGTAAAACCATCCGTCAGAAGCTGCGTCAGAAGCGGCGTATTTATCGCGAGTGTTCTGTCGGTATAGGTCCCCGGACCGATGTTGAAACGTGTTTTAATTCCACCTTCATCGATGTCCTGTGCCGGATCGAAAACAGTATTAGCGTTGTCGAGGTCAATGATGTCCCCGATGCTCACTGTAGAACCATTGATCGTGTAAACACCATCGGCGGCATTGTTCGTCGCGATATTGGTGAAGTCGCCGCTTGCAATCGGGGTCATGCCGTCCCTCGCCGTGAACTCGAAACCGAAGCTGAACTCGTTGCCGCTCATGGCTGGATGACCGAGAGGTGCGTCGCGCCGTCCACCGCGACGACATGCTCGCCGGTCTGGAACATCTCGCTGTCGGCGGTCGCGTCGACGGTGCCCTCACCGAACTCGATGCGGCAGTCCGCCGATGCGACCAGCCGCACGAACTTGGTGCCCGCAGGAAACGCGGACGAGCGCGCCGCGCTGGCGCCGATGTCCACGCCGGCGAGTGCGCCGAGCCCCGGCCGCTTGAAGATGCTGATCGGACCCATGCGGTCGCGCACGCGCGCCGCGAAGCACGCGATCTCTACTGCCATCTCTTTCCTCCTGTTATGCGCCGGCGCGCTTCATCGAGCGCTGCAGCTTGGCGAAGGCCTCGACCTCGCTTAGGACACCGTCGATCAGGCCGTTCTGCGCGGCCTGCGGGCCGTCGAACCACTGCGAGCGCAGCGCCTTCACGCCGGCGATCGTCAGCTTGCCTGGGCGGTTGCCCGCGACCAGCCGCGTGAAGGTGTCGGCGGTCTGCGCGACCGACTGCTGGAACTTCTTCGCGGTCTCGTCGTCCATCGGCTCGAGGCCCGAGCCGCGCGCCTTGAGGTCGTATTCGCGGAAGAAGGTGACCTTGATCCCGTCCTGGCTGAGCGCGTCGTTCCAGTCGACGTACATCATGTACACGCCGATCGAGCCGCTGATCGAGGTGCGCGTGCCGTAGATTTTGTCCGCCGCGCTCGCCAGCGCGTAGGCGGCGCTGCACGCCTCCTCGTTGACCATCGCCCATACTGGCTTGCCGCCGAAGCGCTTCGAGCCGGCCGCGATCTCGTCGGCAAGGTCGAAGCAGCCCGCGACCTCGCCGCCGGGCGAGTGGATGTCGAGCCAGATCGCCCTTACCTCGCCATCCATGCGCGCCTGGCGCACCATGGTGGCGATGCCGTCATAGCCCGTCATGCCCGACCAGCTGCCAATCCAGCCGGACTTGTGCACCAGCGTCCCTTCGATCGGGATGATCGCGATGCCGTCGACGACTTCGTAATAGCGGTCCGCGGCGCGCGGCTCCGACAGGCCCTGCGCCTTGCGCTCGTTCATCTCGACGACGGTCATCGCCGAGGCGTCCATGCGCTCGAGCCGCGCGATACCGAGGCGGTCGGCGAGGGCGGCTACGAGCATCTCGGCCTTCTCGGGCCTGAGGATCAGCGGGTTGTTGAACAGGCGCCCTGCGATGCGCGCATAATCGGTCATCTGGTCGCTCCCGCTGCTTCCTGCCGGTCGGCGTTGTCGGCGGCATTGGGATCCTCGCTGCCGTCCGTCCCGCCGCCCGCGCCGCCGGTGCCGTCGCCGCCCTGGTCCGGCAGCAGGCCGTACTTCTCCTTCTCCTGCTGCACGCGCTTGGCGTTCCACAGATTGTCCTCCCAGTCGTTGCCCTGCTCGGCGGCCTCGTCTGGGAGGTTGGAGATGTTGGTCGAGATGCGCAGCTGCGCGGCGTTGATTTCCTTCAAGGGGTCGATGTAGCCGCGCCCCGGCCCGATCCAGTCGCCCTGGCACAGGGCGTCGCGGAAGACGTAGAACATGGCCTTGCCACCGGGCACGTCGAGCAAGTCGCGGGCGACTGCCTCCTCGATCACCGCCGCGAAGATCGGCGCGGTGAAGCCGGACGTGAACAGGTGGCGGTCGCTGAGGAAGCCGCGGTAGATTTCATTCAGCAGCGTGCGGGCGTTCGAGTAATTGATGCCCGCCCACTCGTTGCTCAGCTGCTCGCCCGACACGCCGAGCGATGCCGCGCCGGAGTTCAGCACTGCCCGCTGGAAGGCCTGGAAGTTCGTCGCCGGCCGCGTCGTCTTGAGCGTGCCGAGGTCGTCGCCGTCGGGCAGCACCGGCACGCGGACGCCGTTGAACCTCAGGTCCGCCTTCTCGTACCACGCGGCGCGGTAGCCCTCGAGCGCATCGGTCGGATCGTCTTCGTCGCCCACCGGCGCGAGGGATGCCGCGACGTCGTCGGAACTGCGCTGCGTCTTGGCGAAGAAGCCGAAGATCGCGTTCGCGATCGCCGCTTGGATTTCATACTGGTCGTAGCGCTCCAGCATCTTCATCCGCGACATGATCGAGGCGAGCCGCGAGATGCCGCGGCGCTGGTGGGCCCGCTTCTTGTCGAAGACGTGGAGGAACATCGCCCGCCCCGACGCACTCTCGCGCGGGAAGTAGGTCCACTTGAACGCGTCCCAGTTCGTAATGCCGACATCGCCGACATGGGCGTTGCGCACCCAGTAGCCGACCGCCGCGCCGTCGTCGTCGAGCACGACGCCATCGCGCAGGTTCTTGTCGTTGGGCCGTCCGTCCGGATTGCTGATGCGGTCCGGATCGATCACCTGCACGCAGGTCGCGAGGATGCCGCCGCGCTCCTTGAAGTAGAGCGCTGCAGCCGCCTCGCCGTCCACGACCCAGTGATAGTAGGCGAGGCGCACGAGACCGCCGAAATTGTCGTGGCGCTCGACGTCGCAGAGCTTGCGCGACGAATTGCCCCAGAGGCGGAAGATCGACTCGGCCTTGCGCGCCCAATCCGCCGCCCATTCGGCGGTCTGCCCCATGGCCGCGAAATCCGGCTTGGAGCGGAACCAGATTTTCGGGCCCACGACGCTGTCGACGCGCTTGTCGACGCCGCCCTGCACCCATGAGCTGTTGCGGTAGAGGTCGCGGGCGCGATTCGTGATCTTCTGCCGCGACGGCAGGATCTCGGCGTCGGCCGACATGGTCTTCGGATGCCAGCCGCTGAGCTCCTGGCTGCTCGAGGAGGCGGCCTCGTAGGCGCCGGTGAACAGCTGCAGCGGGCGGACGATGCCATTCGACGCATCCCCGCGCTTCTGCGGTGCAGCGCGCGTGATCGTCATCGCCGTGCCGCCGCCGAGCAGCGGCGAGGTCAGAACCGACTGCATCAGAACCCGACCTTCAGCGCGCGGAAGCGCGGCCTGCTGCATGATGCCGCCGCAGCGGCCTCGGCTGCAGCAAGGCGGGCCTCGGTGTCCTTGATCGCGTCATTCAGGTCTTTGACGGAGGCGGTGTTGTACACGACCTTGCGGCCGTCGCGCCAAACCTCCTTCACCCCGCCGTTGGTCAGCAGCTCGGTGCGCGCGGTGCGCAGCGCCGCCAGTTCGGCGGTGAGTTCGTCGACGGTCTGCTCAGCCATCAGCGCACCGGTGTCTGCGGGACCTGGGAGAGCGGCAGCAGCCGCGGCACCGCGCTCCACGAGAAGCCCGAGTACATCCTGATGATCTTCCCGTTACCGAGGATGCCCGCCGAGCAGTTGAGCAGCTTGTTGATGCAGTTGTCGGTCCACATCGCCATGACCGTGTTGTCCCACGCGCCGAACCAGTCGGCGTGGAAGGTCGAGCCGGCGGGCTCGTTCGGGGCCATGTCGTCCGAGCTGAATTTCCAGCCGGAGGTGTCCTCGCCCGCCACCACCAGGTAGTTCGCACCGAGCGTGAACTGCGGGATCATGTACGGGTGCGTGTCGGGGCATTTGACGTAGCCCATGTGGCTGTCGACCATGTACGCCATGTGGCTGCGGTGGTCGGCGCTATCGAGCTGCGTGCCGTTCCAGCACGGCGGGGCATCGACGACGGCGTCGATATGGTGCCCCGGCTCGCAGACCTTCAGCGCCTGCTGCAGCGTCGGCCAGTTGCCGGTGTTGTTGTCGCAGAGGAAATGGAAGTTACCGGTCGGCGGCGCCGACAGGTTGAGCATGTCGCGGCCCATGATGTAGCGCAGGCCGTTGGGCAGCGGGACGCAGCCCTTGGTCGCGCGGCCGTCGGTGCACTGCCACGACGTCGCCGGGTAGCGCTTGTAGTAGATCGTCACATAGTCCGGACGGACGACGTTGCCGCGCCCGTCGAGCATGGCCGGCATCCAGTAGCCAGAGCGGTTGACCGGCGACATGCAGGTCGAATCTCCCGTCGTGCGCAGGCTCTCGTAGGTCGAGTAGGCGTTCGCGCCGGTGTTGCCGTAGAACTGGTGGAGGTGCGACTTGCCCGGCTGCCCCGGATAGACGATCGGGTCGTCGGCGAGCACCTGCCCAGCATTGCAGATGAAGCGGAACGCGCCGAGCGTGTCGGGCGCGGCGGTGCCCGGCACGGGCGCATCCTGAATCTCGGCCGCCACATCAAAGTTGGAGACAATGGGCGCGACGCCGGACAGGCCGGGTGAGGCCGTCGGGTCGGTCGGCGGCGGTGTCGTCGTCACCGGCGGGGTCTGCGTCGGACAGTCCTGGTCCGCAGGAACGGTCGATCCCTCGGCGCAGGTCTTGGTCGTCGGCTGTGGCGGCGGTGGCGCCGGATCCACGTTGCGGATCGTCACCGGCGCGTTCTTGCCGAGCGTGCCGCCGGTGATTTCCTTGAGCACCAGGTTGAACACCAGGTCCGGCTGATACTTGCCGTCGCGCAGCACCGGCACGGTGGCCGAAAGGTCGCTCTGCCCCACACCGAAGCAGCGCCCGCCCGACGATGCGACGTAGTTGATGCCGCGGATCGCGGTCGCGTCCTCGGTCGCCCAGACGAAGCAGGTCTGTCCCGAGAGGTCGCCGCTGCGGCTGATGTGCGCCGTCACCGATCCGGCATCCTCGTTCACCGCCGCCGCGTTGGCGGAGATGACGGGCAGGACCGGCGCGACGTCGTTGTCGAGGATCGCGATGACGGTTTGCGCACTCGGATGCACCGAGCCAGACACGACCTGCGCCGACAGGCCGAGCGAGCGCGTGCCATTCACGACCGTGTCGTCGGTGGTTCCGATGTCGAGCGTGACCGGCCTGCTGACGCTGAGGCTGACGCTGCCGGAGCGGCCGTCCGAGGTCTTCCACGCGACCGTGACCGCGCGGCCGTTGCCACCGCTCGCGCTCAGCACCGGATGGGCGTGCTGCCCCTCGGTCACGGTGATGCCCTGCGTCAGCGCGATCGCCAGCGGCTTGCCCGCCGCCGCGGCGGCGTCCGCGTGCGCGACCGGCGTGAAGCTCAGCGCGGCGGTGGCGCAGCTGGCGAGGAGGATGCGGCGCATGGTCATTCGTCGCCCCGCCCGACGCTCGGCGCGCGGGTCCTGGTGTTCATGCCGGCACGAACCGCATCGCGTGCCGCGAGCTTGCGGCGGCGGATCTCGTCGGGATCGGTGACGCCCTCGGCGAGCGCCTGCTCGGTCGCGGCAGCCATCGCCGCCTCGACCGCCTTGCCGCGGCCGTCCTCGCTGCGCCCGCCCGCGGCATGGCCTGCGGCGGCGGCAATGGTCGGTTCGGTCATGGCTTCATTCCTCCGATGTTTCCGAAGAGCTCGCGCACCTTCGCGGTGCGCGCCTCCTCCATGCGGGCCTTGACGAAGCCCGAGTCCTCGAGCCGCCCCTCGGCGGCGGCGTCGAGCACCGCATTCTCCATGGCGCGGCGGATCAGGCCGACCGCGGGCGCGATCAGCGGCGAGGTCGCCTGCACCGCGATGCCGACCGCAGGTGCGATGCGCGGGCACCTCTGCTCCGCGCTGGGGCGGAGGCGGTCGGGCAAGCCGCTCGGAAGGCCGCGCTCGAGCAGCCAGCGGTGCGACCAGGCGCGGCGCTTCAGCTCAACCACGCCGCTGAGCGTGCGGGCGAAGTGGA